TTTCAATTTTTTTAATCTCTTGTTGTATTTCCTCCATTAAAATTTCTTTTCTTTCTTCTTTCATTTCTTTTTTACCTCTTTGCTTTCTGTAAGTACTTTTTAACTATTTCCTTACAATAATATTATATCATATCTATATGTAAATACAAGAAAAATCGTACATACAAAGCTATTTTTTTTCATTTTACACTTTTACTTTACACTATCAATTATTTATTAAATATTAATATTAATATATTTATTTATTAATAGTTATATTTAGTTATTAATTTTATGTTAATAACATTTTGTTATTAACTATTTATTATTATCTTTCTTTTTTGTTCTATTCTTAATCTATCTTCTTTTTTACTATTTATTAATATAAATATATATATATTATTTATTAATTAAAGTATTTACTAAGTATTAAATAATATTAATAATTAATAATAATATAATGATGGAAAACTTTAGTTGAATAATCGAACAAATGTACGAACAAATATTTTTTATTTTTGTTATTGATAAAATAACGAAAGTTGAATAATCAAACATATGTACGAACAAACAAGCATTTTCAAAATATCGAACAAATGTACGAAGTCCCTAGCACATACCCCCACCCACTAGAATTAATCACCTTTTGGAATGGTTACTCCCTCCCAAATATTCCGATAAAAAAAACTCAATTTGCCCAAAAAGGAATAAGTGATATACTAAAACTAGGGAGAAAAAAGAGAGTGAAAAGAATAACGAATATAATGATAGAGAAGTACAATTTAAAAAGCATAGATATGATGGGGTATGTATTTAGCAAAAATAATGCGAGTTATCATCATCTGATAATACCAAGAAGAATGGGAGGAGCTGAAACAATAGAAAATGGAGCAGTGCTAAATGGGAAAACGAGCCACCCATATCTTCACATAGTAGAGAGAATGGATCTAGAGATGTTTTTATCTATAACACAGGAGATAATAGACGAGAAAGCAATAGGAAGGCTAGATAAAGAGAGTTTAAAGAGAATAGACGATATACTAAGATGTTTTGAGAGAGAACATAGTGGGAAGAGGACAAGAAAAGGGAAAGTATTAATTAAACCTGAGTATGTGTATGGAAGAAAGGTATTTACAAAATAGAATTAGTGTGTTATATTGAATATGGGTAGATGTATCTGCACATTTTATATTTCACTCTAACGTATAAAGGAGTGAACCCGTGTTCGACTAATGTCGGCAATTATGGAAAACTAATAAATCTAGTTTGCAGGGATATTATGTAAGGTAGTGTCCTGGTTTAAGTAGGGAGAACGACTAATACCTAGATCCTATAACGAAGTCGTCTATCGAAAGTATTGAAAAGATAACAAGTATAGGTTGTTATGTTAGTAGATATGAATAGAGTGTTACTCTTTGTGAGTAGCATTGAGTAGATATATAAAATGGGTATGATGAGAAATTGAAACGGTGCAGTATAAATTATATCTTGCAAGTATAGATTTGTACTCTTATTGAAGGAATGTAAGTTTGCAAACGACTAGGACATTCAAGTATGCTAGATGAAGGAAGATTTGCTATATCTAGGTACAAAAAGCCTTTATATCTATTCAATGGTGCTTATAATTGCTAGAAGGCACTAAAATACTCAACTTTAACTGCTATGTGACGAGTAGCAAAAGAAAAGAGACATTAATTTGTCTCTTTTTTGATTATTTCAATTTCAACTCTTGGGTTATTTTTGTCGTAATCAACACTAGAACCGTCAAAAGAAGAAATAATAGTATAATTGTCATCTTCTAATACTTTGTACTTAACTAATACATCACAAGTGGCTTGTAATAGGTTAACTAGGTCACATTTTCTTTTAGTTTCCATAAAGTAGTTGCATTTAAGAATTATTGGGTAGTTTATAGTGTTTGTTTTAGGGATATATTGCTTAGATTCTCTCTCATATTTAACATAAGCCTCACTAGGAAGTACAAAGGGTAAAGATTTTCCGCTAGGTAGTCTTTTTTGAACTATTCTTCCGTGATTCTTCTTAGTTATGGGGTTACCATAAATAGTAAATTTCATTATTCTTTTCCTCCTAAGTATATTATATATTAAAAAAGGATATAAGGCAAAAAATTGACAAAAAATGCGTTAAAAGGTAAATTAGAAGTGAAAGAAGAGGATAAGATGCAGAAAGAATTAGAAAAAATTAAAAAAGAACGAATAGAAGGAATAATAGAGTACGCAGAATCACACGAAAAGACAAAATACGATAGAAATGGGAACCCAATAGGCACTTATGTTGACTATAACCCTATTGTTGTATCTGAAAAGTTTTTCAAAAGACTTTATACACCAAAAGAAGGGGTACTTTTATATACAAGCGAGCAGGTTAACGAGTTTTACGAACTATATAGAGACCTTGTAATAGAAGTAAACGACAAAATAGGTACATTTCCAACGAGTTTACCTACATTTTGCAAGTTAATAGGTATAACAGTAGAGGTTTTAAAGCAATATAGAGAGACGGCAAACCTAGAAATGAAGAAAACAATAGACAGAATATACGACGAAATAAACGACGACAATCTATTTTTGTCACAATTAGGGCAAGCAAGCGAGAAAAGTACAATGTTTAAGCTAAAAAGCATAAACGAAGTAACAGAAAAGAAAGCTCCTAACGTAAATGTCAACTTAAAAGGGGTAATAAATCAAGCAAAATACGACGAAAAACTTGAAAAATACCAAGATTTACTGCTAGGAACAAGCAAAAAAGGTAAAAAAAAGGAGTAGATTAGATGCAAGAAGAAAAAGATTTAGTCTATTACATAAGAAAATATATTTTTGCTATTACTCAAAACTTTAAAAGCACTCTAAAAAAAATATCTTTTGTCGATTTACAAGAAATGTTACAAGATTTAGACGAAATGCTAACAGAATATTACAAACAAGAGCCTGAAAAGTGCAGCAAACTAGCAAGAATTAGTTATTTACCTATTATCAAGAAGATGTTCGATATAGATAGAACAGACACATATAAAGGGAACTATCAGCAATATATGCGAAATGCGTATAGAATGTCTGCATATTCATCTTTAGAGCATTATATGGTGTATAGAGAGTGGGATGAAACAGACAAGTTTTATCTACCTAGAATTGCGATTATGCAAGGTTATATACATTATCTTCAAGAATTAGTTAACCCTGAAAGCAAAGTAAGATTAGTTGTATGCAATATGCCGTCAGGTTACGGTAAAACATTTCCTGAAAAGATAAGTGAAGCGTGGGCTTTTGGACGTGATCCAACAGGAACAATACTATCTTTATGTTCAAATGTAGATGTAGTAAGAGGTGGTAGTAGGACTGTTATCAACGAAATAAAAAGTGAAGCGTTTGGGAATGTATTCTTAAAGATGAAATACACAGAAGAAGACAAAAAATACTTTTTAAAAGAAACAGAAGACAACTGGAAACTAAGAGATTGCAAACTTGTTGCATCTTACTACGCTAATACAGTTAACTCTAACGTAGTAGGTATAAGAGCAAGTCAAAGAATACATATAGACGACTTATACGCAGATTACAAGGAAGCAATGAATCAAAGCACAAACGAATTATTCTTCAATAGGTTTTTAACAGTATGGAGAAAACGTTTTGTACAAAATAAAGAGCCTAGAATAGTAGTAACAGGAACTTTATGGGCTAGTGGAGACTTTATTGCACAAATAATAGACTTAGAAGAGAGAGACCACGTTTTTGTTCCTGATTCAATGTATAAATTTACAAGAGTAAGTCAAGATGGAAGTGTTGTTATTATTCAAGTACCTGCATTAGATTATGAAACAGGGCTATCTACTTGCCCTGAATTAAGAACAACGCAAGAAATATTAAAAGAAAAAGAAGCTATGGACGAGTATTTGTTTGAAACTAACTTTCAACAAAGACCAGTAGATCCTGAAAGCCTTGAATTTAGCTACAAAGTACTAAGAACATATAGGGAATTACCTAAAAAGCAAGAATATGAAGCAGGGGCATATTCTGTAATAGACGCAACTAGAAAGAGTGGTAAGGACTTTTTTGCAATGCCTATACATAGAAAAATACTAACAGAAGATGGAAGTTACGATTTCCCTCTTGTAGATTGTATTTTCACAAAAAAAGCGACAAAAGACCTGTATTTAGACGTTGTAAACAAGATAATAGAGCATCATATTGTACTATTGATAATTGAAAGTAACGTTACAAGTGAATTGAAACAAAACTTAGAGCAAATTTTAGACCAATATCAGATATACTATTGTGAAATAAGAGAAAAATATAATACAATTCCTAAAGAAACAAGAATTGATATGGAAAAAAGCGTAATAAGAAGAAAAATTCTATATCCTGTGCGTGAATTATACCCTTTAAAGAGCGATATGGGGTTATTTATGGATAATATGACACTATACAATGCAAGTGGAAGAAACATAAACGACGACGCTCCAGACTCAGAAGCTATGTTTGCAAGTGAAATAATAGAAGAAGGTAGCAAACCACAGCGAATTACTGTCTTAAAGAGACCTTTTTAACAAAAATTTGACAAAAAAATAAAACAAATGTATTATTAAATCAAGGTTAGGTGATGTAATGAAAACTTTTGGAAGGCAAACTATTTTAGCAAATTTTGAAGAAGATGAACTATTAGCATTACTTAGTCAGAAAAAATACAATGAATTAGACAATATTATTATAAAAATTCTTGGGCAAGCAGAAGCATTACACCAACAAAATAAAGAGGAAACTTTGTATTTAAAGGGTTATTTGTATGGAGACCAAGACATAAAGAACAAAGAAAAGTTTACTCGAGAGGAAATAAACAACAAATCAACAGAGAATTGGGTATGGGCTTTTGTAGACTTCAAAAAATCATATCTTTTAGGTAAACCTATTCAGTATGTTCAACTTAACAATGCTGAAAGCAAAGAAATATCTATATTGAACCAATATGCAAGATATGCTCAAAAGAAAGCAAAAGATATGGAGATATATCAAGACGCTTTAGTTTGTGGAAGAGGTTTTAGATATGTTAATAAGAATAAAAAGTTTGAAAAAGGGAAATCGCCTTTTGAGATAATAAATTGTAATCCTGAGGACACAGAAGTTGTTTATTCAAGTAAGTTAGGTAACGAGCAGTTATTTGCTTATATTGAAACTGATATGATGGATTACCAAGCAATAACAGACGATAGAGGTAACACAGTTACAGAACCAGTTCCTTACGAAGAATACACAGTTTATTTACGAGATGCTGTTATAACATATAGTACGATAAGTGGTACTTTAAAAAGAGTGGGAGAACCAATACAATTGCTTTGGGGAGAACACATAATTACAGAGTACTATTTAAACAAAAAAAGAATTTCAATGATTGAGATAGGAAAAGACTTATTTGACGATATAAACTATCTAGAATCACTTGATAAAGATGATATGGAACAATTCGTAAATGCTATATTGGTGTTTACTAATGCAACAGTAACGGAAGAAGATTTAAGTGATATTAAGTCTTTAGGAGCAGTATGTATTAACTCTACTGAAAACAAGAAAGCAAGTGTAGACTTGTTACAAGGAAGATTAAATGCAACAGATACTCAAACATATTACAATAGGCTTTTGACTGCATTACATCAAATATTAGGAGTTCCTATGTCTAGTGAGAATGGTAGTGTTACATTTGGTGACACAGGGCAAGCAAAACTTACAGGACAAGGATATACAGATGCAGGTATTCGTTCAGAAGGAGATACAACTATGTTTGGAGTATGCGATATGCAATCTCTTGAAGTTATTCTTAAAATATGTAGAGGAACAGATAAAAGTGAAATTAAAGAATTATTGGCTTGCGATATAGATAATAAGTTC